AGGCGATCGAGCTTTAAGAAGGATCTTACACGCTCATGGAATCACCACCCTACCCCGGGATCACCGGGATAGCTGTCAGCACGCTGTTCAGGCGTGTCGGCTTGGTGGTTATGATCCCTCGCCTATATTTAATGGGGAACCGTCCGCTAGGACGCCGACTTGACAGTCGGTACATGCCAATGGCATGATGTTCCCTTCGCTACGATGTAACCTCCGAGTCTTCGGATTGGGGCAAAGAGCACATCTTCTTCTGGCAATCTAACTTTACCATTACGGTCAAGGTCAATTGTCACTGTTGACACTGAAGGATGTTTCATCCACAGAGCCAACTGAAGAAACTCGTCTCGTATCTGCTTGTTCCTGTAACGGAATTTGCAGTAGAGGAAACGATATGTACCGTGTTCACCCTTGTCTATCCTACTTAGCTTCATAGGATAGTGATTCTGGAACCTTTCGATATCGTGAGATATCTTGAGTCCAGCATCATCCGGATAGTCGGCCGGCACGAGCTTAATTTCTATCTCGTGCTGGCGAAACAACGCAAAGAGAACCCTCCAAAGGTCCTTGTCATACACATAACTTAGCTCTCCGAAGTACTGTTTGTACTTCTTCAAAAGAGCGTTCGTTATTATGTATAGCCAAGGTTCTAAAGAGCTCCTCCTTGTTGAGTGAGGGGCCTTAAGGTAATAAGGCCTAACGTCGTACCCGCAGAGGTAATCACCTCCGCAGGACTCTCTGAACCGCTCGTCCTCATAGTAGGATTTCTCCTTATTAACTATGAAGCCGATACTTTCCATAAACTCGACATAAGCCGAGGCTATAGAAGTAGGTAGGATACAGTCGTCGCCAAAGACAGAGCATCTCTTTAAATCTTCCCATTCAGGGAAGAGGGAGTTGCTATCCGTCTCAAGCGTCATCCATATCGCTACAGCGTATGTCCAGAAGACGAGAGTCTCCAACGGGAAAGTTGTTGCATTCCCCATCGTGCTAATCATATTTAGTTCGTGAACCTCGCCGTCAATGACGGTATTCGGGGTACGAACCATATGAATGGCACTGTCCCAATCGCGTGGCAGAAGCCACTCGAGTAGAACTGGAGATACACAGTCGGAAGCACTGGACCAATCAATAGTAGCTAAGCTACCACTGATAGATCCAACTCGTGCTAACCATCTGTGCATCTTCGGGAGAGACTTCACGTCCAAACCAACCCTAGCCATACGGCGATACATCATCTCCATCAAACCTTGCTGCAAAAACATATTGCATGTAGGTTCGACGGCGATGAACCGCCTGGCCGTGGATGATTTGTCGACAGTCGTAGCTCGTGATGAATGTACATAGTCGAACCACTGCCCGTTATGGGCTTTGGCACCATCCATTTTGAAGATGGCCTCCTTTAACATATAGTCATAGGAGAGATACGACCAGAACATTCGTTCAGCACTTTCAGTCGTAGACAGAGGTAGAGAGAACTTTTTCTCTGGTGTAGTGTTAGCAAAGCTAACACCCAGAGAGGAACCGGGGGAGTTTTTACACTCCTGGAACCATTCTTCCTCCTCGCAATGACCCAGAACGAAATGCATAATTGCACGAGCACGAAGATGAACTTTTTCTTCGTAGCTCAGACTAGCTAGAACACGAGGAGATGTATATACGAGTTTCTCGGTAAGAGTCTCGTTTATTCGTCCCATATGTTCATTGGTCGCCTTAAATTTCTCAAAGGCTTCCAAAGTTAGCTTGTCCTCGTTCAGGCCAGGGCTACAGTACTTCTTTAGAAGTTCTGCAGCTTGTCTATTGAACGCATAAAGCGTAGTGCTGTCGTTCAGGCAATACACATGTTGCGCCTGTCCGAAATCACGGCATAGTGCCTTGTGTATCTCGTTACTGATTACACAAGGGTCAAAGAGCGTTGGCAACTTTGACGTAGCTTTTGGCTTTCTTTTCATAGGTAGTTGTCCTGTTTGTAAAAGAATTGGAACTATTTATGATCTATTCCTTCTCAATATCTTGAAGAGAAGGAGGAAGACCACATTCTAACGTCTTGCCATAAAGCGTGGTGCGTAATAGATCATCACAAAGTATCTCATCGCGGTATACCATTGACATGGTAGCCACGAGGGTGATAACTAAGATCTTGATCGTTAACCACACGCTCATGACAGAGACTGCTTCTTCCAGAAGTCGGAGAAATCCGAATCTACAAGAAACTGAGCACCCGCCACCAAATAACTTTGGATCTCGGCGTCTGTAGTTTCATGATCTACAGACAACTCGATCTTTAGAGAGTTGATGGTGCGGTTCGTGTTGTCGAGGCTCAAAGGTGCGAGCATTCGAACAGCACTCCGCGCTTGGGTATACCCGTTAGGTGCACTGGGGTTTACTACAGGTTCGCGTACAGTGAACTCAATTTTCGTCTGATTAATAAATTCAGCCGAGTTATCTAAGATAACGTTAAGTTGATTCAAAGTACCGCCCTTGGTAATAACACCAGTTGCAGTTCCGCCGGTTGTTGCCACAGTACCATCGTACAAGATGGAACTAGTTTCAATAGCCATAGGGCTACTCCTTACGGTTAACTAGAGACGAATATTCTGTAATATAATATTCGTTACATCTAGTAGTTCAGTTGCGTCTTTCGCTAATCCACCGATATTAACTGGTGGGATCGCGTCCGACATGGACGGTGAGTATGGTTCCCTCTCGTAAGTAAATTGCTTACGAGTTCGGGTCTCACCATATGCTGAGATAGTCCAGCTTGGGCGTGTCTCGTTGATTAGAGTGAATGATAATTCATCTAAATCTTTACGAGTAACGCTTGCAGCTAGAATGGAGATGCGAGGATCCGCGAGGTTTGTTAGTCCACGAATTGCTGAACTAACATTCACTACGCGGTCTACCAAAAACGAAAGTGGCAAGACTTGCCATAACGTTTCGGGTAGATCCTTATTCCTCAAACCTAAGGTATACCTCCAATCATATATGGGATTGGTAATCTCATATAAGATAGAGGCGTGATAACGGACATTTCGTACTCTGGTTGTAGACCAGGTATACGTAGTGCCCGAGTCGACAGTGTCGTAGCTATTGCTAGCTGCGCCACCGTCCTCACTAAAGCCACGAGCGCTCTTTCGAACACTCGCTACTTTGGCCTTGTGAGGGAGTTGCAGTGCTTCATACCCGTCGTGTATACTACGCACTAAGGGCATGGCTGCAAACCGATATTGAAGCCATACGTCCGCAAGGGCCTTATGGAATTCAACACGGTCTTCAAAAACAGCACCTGACCGCTTTGCACGCTTGCGTGCATCCTGGAAGGTTTTAGAACGCTGTTTTTTGATAACTCTCGACAATTCACGTAGAGAATGCAATGGATCTTTTAGGAAACGCAATGTTTCCCTAATCTCCAGAGCATCCTCCCCGAAGGCATATGGGGTAGGATCTATGGCAGCTAAAGCGTGGAACTTTGCAGTTGCCGCGCTTGCTCCAATGTTTACATTGGGGCCAGCAGGGTACACTTGACCAGCACGAAACCAGGTTAAAGGACCTGATATCGTGTAATCATATGAACCGCTTTTGTAGCTACCATGGCCCGATCCAGTGGATCGGACTTCTACCTCATCATACTTACATGGATTGTTGATAACAACACCATCTTGTACCAACCGGGAGTAACCCGGTGTAACCACGTCAGTCATTCCTTTAGTAGTTTGGCCTATAAGATAAGGGCCCAACTGCTGGTTGGAAGTACCGGCAACGATTAGTAACTGATCTTGAGCCGGTGAGGCCCAAGAGCGAGTTCTGGTATAAGGTAGTGTCATAGTGTTATCTCCAATTATGTAAGCTCCATTCAAAGACTCTAACCAGTCTCTCACGAATATTACTACTCGATCAAGATTGGAAAGGGAGAAGTGTTCATTAAGTTTTCTAGGCTTAATGGGCGCTAAGAGAGAAAGGATACTCTCTAAGTGATGGAGTTTTCATCCACCACACGCAACCACAATGGTTTCCCACCTGGTCACACCCGTTGACAAGTTCAAGAACTTGCCAACAGATCACCC